AAAATGGACAAGAAGTTGTCCAAAAAGGACAATATAGGGGAAGGCTTATTTCCCTTTTTTTTCGAACTACCACTAATCATTAATCTTAAATAGAATTTATTTAATTCCATCCCATTACTTCTTTCATTAATAAATATTTTTTTTTAGATTCCTCACTCTTTAATGCATTAGCATTTTTATTTTCAATTATTTTTATTTGCTTATCACTTTCATATTTTTTATTTTTTGCATAGTATTCTTTATTTTTTAATGCAATTTTATCTTTATTTTTTTCCCTATAATCTTTCTGAGTATCATATTGTTTTTCTCTTTGCTTCATATTTTTTAATGCAATCGCTTCTTTATCCATTTTATATTTTATTTTTAAAATATAAAATATAAAATATAAATTAATTCAATTTTTAAAAATTATAATGAATCATTGTATTCTTCTACTACATCACTAATACAAAATAATTCACAAAATTCTTTTAATAATTTATCATAGCAACATACGGATTTATAATCTTTATCGTCCCATGCAATCCGTTTTAATCCAGGGTCTTTTACAATTACCTCTTCTTGCGCAATTGAAACATTTTTAGTATTATAACATTTCATATACCAATCAATTATCTTCCATCGTTTTGCATATTTATCTTGGTCTAATACACTATCCGTAGGCATATTTTTTGTTTCTTCATCATTGCCGAAAAAAATACCATCAAGAATATATCTAACCATATTTTTAAAATAAGAATAATTAGTATCTTGAACCCATTCTATTTTTCCATCTTCATTTTGTGTATGAAACATTATTTTTTCCCTTTTTATATCAAGACAAACAATCGGAGATTTTTCCAATCCGCCAATAGATTGAATATATTTGCGTAATATATAAATAACTGAAGTTTGGCAATTTTCTTTATTAAAATATAGATTACGAGATTCGTCATCAAGAATATTAATGAACGGATTATATTCTTCGAATGGTATTTTAAAATTAATCATTTTAAAAGCAATATTCTTTTTCATTTTATTGCGCATAAATGTAGTAGGTAATATTCTTTTATTATTACTATTATTATTATTATTTTTATTATTATCATTGCCCTTAGAAAGCATTTCAATTTGCATTTGCAGCATCTTGATTTCAAAGTCTTTTTTTTGTTGTTCTAATTGAAATTTCAATAACATATTTTCGGATTCGATGGCGGACATTCTTTTTATATATAGTATATATATAAAAAAATTCTTTAAATATAAATTAATTAAAATAGTTATTCCTAAATATTTTGCATATTTTCCATAGTTATTCCTAATTTATTTTCTATATTTTCTATAGTTATACCTAAATTATTAACTTCATATAATAAATGTTGCTTTGACGTTTGATGACGTTTTTTATTTACATAAGATATTATAGCTCCGCAGTCGCATTCTACTTTTTGATTTAAATATTCTAATTGAGTCAACACTGGTTTTAATAATGGTTTTATTATTTCTAAAAAAGTATTTATATGCTTAGCTAAATGACATAAACCGATTAAATATATATCTTCTCTTAAATCTTCATTCAATTCTCTATCTTTTTTAAGCTCATTTAAAAATTGTGTAATGTTATAATTTAAAGTTTCTTCTTCTTCTATAGTTTCATCTTTAATTTTTTGCCGCTTATCAGATTCGTAGAAATATCGATGCTTTTTATTATATTTGCATAATAGCAGATGTTCTGATATATTTTTATATTTATTATAGATTGATTTCAAATAACAATCATCTGGTAAATCTTCTAAATCGATATGTAAATCTCCACCGATTTTCTTAATTAGCGACCAATACGCGGGATATTCATTATAATTATTTTCAGGCGACATCTTATTCCATAATAAACTTTTGTTTTTTTCTAACCGTTTTTGATTAATCATATAACAATTATTTTTAAGCAAATACTTTTTATCCGACATTCTTTCTATATATACCTTAAATATAATAATTTCTTTATATTATATTTAATTCAATTTTTATTTAATTTTCCTTAATATCTTCGATTATTTCGATTTCCTTAATATCTTCGATTATTTCGATTTGTTTATTTATAGGGATTTTATTGCCGTTTTCATCGATTTCGAATCCTTTTCTCCGCCAGTAATATGCCTTGCCTTGTTTCCTGCCCCATTCCCGCGCGTGTTCCAAATGCGTTTCGCGATACTTTTTCATTTTCTTATTATGCACTTCTTTTTGCCTTTCATATTTCTGGGCTTTTATCATTAATTCGTCAATTGATAATTTTCCTAAATCCATTTTCTTTATATATATCTTATATATAGAAAATAATTATTTTTAAATTAATTTCGAAACATAATATATAAATGTCTGAACCATTAAGTATTGCCGCCATCGTTGTTGCCGTAGGCGGTATTGTAGTAAATTGTATTAAGAGTGCGCATATCCAGAAGTGTAAATCCTTATGCTGTTGGAGTGATTGCAGTCAACCAGAACCAGCGCCGATAAAATATAAAAAAAAAAAGAATTTAGTAGTAATGGAATGCCCGCAGACACCGCCTTCGCCTGATACGCCGGAAGAGGAAGAAGCGCCGGCGACAATAGGCACTCCGCCTAAAATTACAAATTGCTAAAAGAAAGTATATTCTTTTTTTACAATACTTTTTTAAAAAGTATACATATAGTATAATAAGAATAATGAGTAATAAAGATTTGAGTATTTTAAAAGTAAAAGATTTCTCGAATAAATCATTTCCGCTTGATGATGAGTTGCACCCGAATCTGCCTCGGCATCCTTTCCTAATGGTTCTATCAAGCGCCCCCCGTTCAGGAAAATCAAATTGCCTTCTCAACCTAGTAGCGAGTAGTAATTTTTATAATATAAAAGATAAAGAGGATAATCCATATTTTGACCAAATATACTGGTGTTCGCCCTCCGCGAATTTTGATTCTTCTGTAAAAAATGTATTAGCAAAAATGGATAACGTGACGGTAATACACGAACCAAATGATTTGCAAAATATTTCGACAATACTGAATACTATCATTGCTTCGCAGTCGAAACTGCATAAAGACAATAAACCGATGGAACGCATATTATTTCTGATGGATGATGCAATTGGATATATGAATAAAGAAATTGCCCTGCACACCACAAAATTTAGGCACTTTGGAACAAGTATTATTTTAAGCGGGCAAAAATATTCTAAATTTCCATTACTTATTCGTACGTGTATGGGTCACTTCATTACCTTCAAGCAAAATAATGGTAAAGAAAGAGAAAAAATCACCGAGGAAATCGGCGAAAGTTTTTGCGAACCTAATGAATTTGAAAGTATAATGGAAGCAGTAACAGAACAGAAGTATTGTTTTTTATATTTGAATATCGAAAAGTTAATGATGTATAAGAATTTCGATACTTTGTTATTAGATGCGAGTTAATGAAGGGTTAAAGTATATTCTTGACGGCACATAGGGCAATTAATATTATATTCTTCCTGCGTCTTTTTTTTATCCGCTTCCTCTTCTATTTTAATATGACATCGTAAACATAAACGATGTCCGCAAGAAGTTTCGGATTGCACGACATCGTTGCAGACGCAGCATTCGCCTACTGGTAATTTGATTTTATCATTATTTTTATATTTTTCATAGAATGCGATGTGCGGCGATTTTATATTCTTTTCTTCTAACATAAATGAAGAATGAAAGGGCGACCATAAAGGATTTTGCAATATTGAATCTACTGCTTTCAGCGCATCTTTTAGAGTTTTGTAATACTGATTATGCAATAAATGATTCGAGTCTTCATCTATAAAATTACTAAAAGGGTGTATATACACGTTATACGGTTCGTCGTCTTTTCTGCAATGGACGAATTTGACATACATCCCTACTGGTAAATCCAATATTCTACTTACTGGTATTCGAAATTCTTTTAATCTGTTATTTTTATCGGTGAAAATCGGTAAGGCAACTTCGAGTAAATCCATTCTGTTTCGTTAAATTGTTTGCTGTTATCCAAAAAAACCCTTACCGAAGTAAAGGAATGTTTTTGGTTTTTTTCAATTTTTTAAATAATTATTTTATAATTTTTTTATATTATTTAGACGCGAGTTAAATAAGAAGATGCTTTATATAAATAAAATTCACCATCACCAGAAGGAAGTAATACGCCGCCTTTAATACGACTTTTGCATTCTTTTGGCGCATACATCGCTTTTACGACATTTTCAAATTCGTAATCATAATGAGAATATAAATGCCGATATGTAGTTTTTTCTGTTTCTGTTAATGGCGTTTCTCGTCTATGAAAACCGAAACTATAATGAATACCATTAACCATAACATCACCTTTCTCGTCAGTAGTAACTCTTGCCCCTTTTCGTTTAACATCGTCTATGAAGGCAACCTGTTGCATAGTGTTGCGTTTATTTTCCTTCTTGTTTTGTTCTACATCTACCTCTAAATGTTGCTCTATCCATTTTTCAATCCATAACATTTTAGTTGGGTGATTAAACCAAAATGCTGTTCTTTTTTTCAAAAGTTCTTTTTGTTTTTCTTTTTTCTCTTGTTCAAAAGCAATACCTTGCTCACGCTTTTTTTTCAACATTTCAATCGGTATTTTATGCTGTTCGATAATTTCATTCAACCGTTTCAAAGTCGCCTTTCTTAAATTCGTCATTCGTCTATTTGTCAGAGTGAAATAATCTTCCACTAATTGCGTTAATTCATTTTTATTCATTTTTTCCATTTCGTTAAATTGTTTGCTGTTATCCAAAAAATCCCTTACCGAAGTAAAGGAAGGTTTTTGGTTTTTATGTATGCGAGTTAATGGGCATCACAGCATTTTGGTTTGTGTTTTTTCCAGTCTGCCTTTTGACACTCACGAGAGCAATAGGAAACCGTTTTACAATTTCCACATTTTTTTAAATTATCAAGAAGACTGGCTTTATTACAACCGTCACACAACGTTTCAATAAATTTTTTCCCCCAACTTTTTTTTAATTGCTTCGCACCCTCGTGTGAAATATGAGTTATTTTAAATCCAACAGAACCATTTACAACCTCTAACTCAGTAATAAGTGTACCCATCTCATCTTCTCTTCCGTGAAAGCGGAAGAAGCAACGAACTAACGCTATTAATATGCCCGAATTGTCCTCCATATATTGAGAATGGTATTTATCATAATCTTCTACTGTTTTTTTTCCCTCTAATACAACAGACACAGAACCAATAGTGCAGAGTAGTTTTATAGCGTCGTATCTTCCAAGTATCTCTTCTTCAATTAATTGTTTTTTTTCAGCGGAGGCATCTTCCCCCAATATCTCTTCATTCATAAATTTCATAATAGATTTGTCTAATGCGGAATACATTTTCGTTTCGTCGTCGTCGTTTCGCTTTTTTCTTTAAGTTGTTTTTGAATAATAATATATAATAATTAGTATTTCAATTATTTCAATTTTTTAAATCCCGCATACAAATCCATATTTCACATACTAAAAAATAAAAAATTCAAAAAATAAAACTGCGGAGCGACGTAAAAAAGTATGTGAATCTAATAAACGTAGTTATTACGGTTCAGATTAAATAATATAATCAAGTCAATACAATTCGTTAATTAAATCCAATCCATTAGATTCTTGAATAACAAGTTTCTTTTTTATCCCGCTTGGGGTTTTTCTAACCACCTTTTTTTTCAAAAGAGGCGCCTCTTTTGACGCTTCGACTGGTTTTTCCTTTTCTTCTGCTTTTGCCTCCTCCATTGCTTTTTTCCCGCGTTTTTTTGCTTTCCCTGCAGAATCTTTATGATTTAAATCATAGTGTTCGCTTGCTAATTGCTCT